TTAATACAAGTTGCAGGTAATGACGAAGTTGCTGTTAAAGGTAATAGATATGAACAGGCAACAGAAATTCATATGAACGGTCCGTCTCCTGAAAACGCTATGCTGCTTGAAAAGTTCTTAACATTTGATTTACCTGATCCTTTTAAATGGGGTCCAGATGATGGCGACTATGATGATCCTGATAGGGAACAATTCCTAAGTATGATGAAACGTGTACCAATGCATGAGCCATGGTATCATCATGAGAACCTAGATCCTGGAAAAGTTACTGCTGAGCAAACTGATATCTATTTAGAAGTATTGTTAGAAAAATACGGCTATAGTCCTGCGTCAGAATATACGGCGGAAGAATTAGAAGAAATTAATGCAGAGATTGCAGCTACTCAAGAAGAAGAAGCAGCTGCCGCAGCAGAAGCTGGAGAAGAAATTGCTCCACCAGAACCAATAGAATGGCCTGAAGAAACAGAGGTAGATCCAATTACATTGGAACCTACATATTACACACAAACTGAGGATACTTTCCGTAAGAGTAAGTAAAATAAATACAGTATGAGCACTAAAGAGAAAAATATCTATAAACAGATTACAATATCAAGTAATCAAAAACCTCAAGCAGTTCCTACTAGCAGAACCTATCGCGGCATTAGCACAGTAGACCCTGACGCTACAGGTACTACCTTATACGATATTGCTCTTATTAAGCAAGATATTATTAACCATTTTCATATCCGCCAAGGCGAAAAATTAAGCGATCCAACATTTGGAACTATAATTTGGGACGTTATTTTTGAACCTTTAACTGAAAGCCTAAAAGACACAATCATACAGAACGTGACAGAAATTATTAACTATGATCCTAGGGTCAGTGTTAATAATATTTTAGTGAGCAGTTATGAAAGCGGAATACAGATTGAGTGTACATTGAGTTATCTTCCTTATAATATCTCAGAAACTATGCGTATGAAGTTCGATGAAAATGCAGGCTTCTTAACATAATTAAGTACGCACTTTACTAGGTAAAATAAATATAGTATAAGAGGAATGCACTATGTCATCAACAGATAGACAGAATAGATTATTAGCAGCAGAAGATTGGAAACGTGTATATCAGACGTTTAGCAATGCTGACTTTAAATCGTACGACTTTGACAATTTACGCCGTACAATGATCTCTTACTTGAGAGAAAATTACCCAGAAGATTTTAACGATTACATTGAAAGTTCAGAGTATCTAGCACTCATTGATCTTATAGCATTCTTAGGTCAAAACATTGCATTCCGTATTGACCTAAATGCTCGTGAAAATTATTTAGAACTAGCAGAACGTCGTGAAAGCGTATTACGACTAGCAAGATTGCTTTCCTATAACCCTAAGCGTAACCAAGCAGCAAATGGGTTGTTAAAGATAGAAAGTGTTAGTACTACAGAAGAAGTTATTGATTCTAATAATATTAACCTAGCAAACCAGACTATTATTTGGAATGATCCGAGTAATCCAGAATGGTACGAACAATTTACACGAGTGTTAAATGCTGGATTACCAGTCAACGGTACTATTGGACGTCCTATTAAAACAGAAACAATTAATGGCATTCCAACTGAACAATATCGTTTAAACTCTACAAATACTACTGTTCCTGCATATACATTTAGTAAGGTAATTGATGGTAGAACGTCTGCGTTTGAAGTTGTATCAACGGATTTAACTAGTGATACTATTGGTGAAGAAGCACCTTTTCCGGGAAACAATTTTGCGTTTGTTTATAGAGAAGATGGCCGCGGCCCAGCAAGCTCAAATACAGGATACTTTTGTCACTTCCGTCAAGGTACACTAGATACAGGCGAGTTTACAGTAAGTAATCCATCTACTAACCAAGTAGTTGCACTAGACGCAACTAATGTAAACAACAGCGATGTTTGGTTATACAAATTAGACAGCCTAAACAACGAAGAAGAATTGTGGACGAAGGTTGAAGCAGTTGAAGGCAACAATATTATCTATAACAGTTTAAATAAAAAAATTCGCAACATTTATTCGGTGTTAACTCGTGTTGAAGATAGAGTTAGTTTAATATTCTCAGACGGTACATTTGGTAATCTACCACAAGGTAACTTCCGTGTTTATTATAGAACAAGTAAAAATCAACGTCTAATCATAACTCCTAACGATATGCGAGCTATTAGCATTCGTATTCCGTATGTATCTAAATCAGGTAAAGCAGAAACACTAACATTTACATTAGAGTTAAAATATACAGTTGATAACGGTTCAGTTTCAGAATCAAATGCAAGTATTAAGGCAAATGCACCAGCAACATATTATACACAGAATCGTATGATTACTGCCGAAGATTACCAAATTGGCCCACTTACAGTTAGCCAGGAAATTGTAAAGGCAAAGGCAGTTAACAGAACTGCTAGTGGAATTAGTCGTTACTTTGATTTAGTCGATGCGACTGGAAAATATTCAACTACAAATTTATTTGGAACCGACGGCGCACTTTATAAAGAGTATCTAAATCTTAAAACTTCGTTTACTTTTGCAACTTTGACAGATATTGAAGGTGCTATTGTTAATACTGTTGTTCCTATTTTAAATGATGTTAAGGTTAGAAACTATTACTTGGATAAATTTCCACAAGTTTTAGTAGAAGATTTAGGAGCGACTTGGAATCAAGTAACTTCTGATACTAATATATGTACTGGTTATCTAACAAATGCAAATGATGTATTAGTAAAAGTAGGTAATTTTACTACTTCTAACATGAAATTTGTTAAGATAAATTCATTACTTAAATTTGAAGCACCTGCAGGATACCATTTCTTAAACGGAGAACTTGTAACAGGCAGTCCAGATTACAGAGGTGGAAGTACATATCATTGGGTTAAGGTTATTGCAGTTGCAGATGACGGTACTGAAATACAAGATACAGGATATGGCCCTATAGTGTTTAATGATACTATTCCTACCGGAGCCAAATTAGTAGAAATTAGAACAGCACTACCTAACGAATTTACTGACGATGTTCAAGCTCAATTAACTAATCAGATATTTGCATATAAAACGTTTGGCCTTCGTTACTCGCAAGGTCAAGGTGAGTGGAGAATTATTTCAGAAAATAATTTAAATTCTACAGATCCATTCTCTACAGGTAAAACTGGCGATACATCAAATCAACAATTAGACACTAGTTGGTTATTATTGTTTAATACCGATGGCGAAAAATATACAATTACATATCGTGCTATGCGTTATGTATTTGAAAGCGATGAAGAAATTAGATTTTACTATGACTCGTCTGATAGAATTTATAATAACAAAACAGGTAAAATCGTTAAAGATAAAATATCTGTATTAAGTATTAATCCGCAACCAGATTCTATAAATCCATTTAATAATAATTATGACTGGGAAATTGTTGAAGAATATCGTGATGCAGAAGGATATGTTGACAGTAAAAAAATACAAGTGTCATTCTATGATGACGATGATGATAGTGTTGTAGACAATCCTGATATTTTTAAAGACATTGTAAATGAGACTGTTAATGTAAATTCTAAATTAGTATTTTTACAGAGACAAACTTCTGTGGATGGTGTAAATGATTATGTTTATGTATCTAAAGATACCATTGGATTAACAGATAATACTATTTTAGCATCAAAGTCTGCATTGGCTCCTTTAAGCACGTATAATAATGAACAATTATTTTATTTTATAGAAGAAGATATATTTGAAAGATTAGATACAACAACATATACGTTTACTATTGTAACTGATTATAAGGCACGTATTGGCCGCGATGGATTAAAGTTCCATTATGTTCATGCTGCTGACCAAAACAATCGTATTGATCCTAGTGCAAGTAATATTATGGATACATATCTATTAACTAGAGGATACGATAGCACATTTAGAGCTTGGCTCGATGATGTTATAAGCACTAAACCGTTGCCACCAAGTAGCGATGATTTGTACATCAGTTATGCAGCAGAACTTAATAAGATTAAATCAGTAAGCGATGAAATCATTTACCACCCTGTAAAATATAAACCATTGTTTGGCGAAAAGTCGGAGGCGGATTTGCAAGCGAAGTTTAAGATAGTTAAAAATCCTGATTTGGTTATTAACGATAATCAGTTAAAGTCAGATATTATTACAGCAATTAATAGATTCTTTGCTTTAGAAAATTGGGACTTTGGCGACAAGTTTTATTTCTCAGAACTAGCAAGTTATGTAATGAACGAAACTGCTCCTAACCTAGTTACATTTATTATTGTACCTGTGCAAGAAGATCAATCATTTGGTTCATTGTATGAAATTAAGGCAGAAGCTGACGAGGTATTCATTAGTTCTGCAACAGTGTCTGATATACAAATTATTGACGGCATTACTGCAAGTAGATTAAAAGCAACAGGTGCTGTAGTTACAGAA